CCCTTTGGCAGCAGTATATAAATTCATTGACGCCCGTGCTGTCAACGTGTTCCTTGTTGCGCTTGACCAGCTTGCGGTATACCACATCGCCGTCCAGCTCGATGGTCATGTTGATATCACCGCCGCCTGTTCCGCCGAAGTCGGCAAGCACTCTGCGCATGGCTGCTTCCATAGTTGATACAGGGCTGACTACCTCGGGCTCACGCTTGTTATCACCCAGCACCGCAAGGAATTCACCGTAGTTTGCGGGAACTGCCATGCCCTGTGCCAGTGCGGGTATCCTCGGGAGGGTGACCGTATCGAAAAGCGGCAGTTCGGTGCCTGTCAGGTCGGTGATATCCTGGAGCACGCCGTTTATATTGTCGGGCAGGAAATTCAGGGTGTCCTCTATCAGTTCAAGGGCGTTGTTGATAACGCTTATGAATGCACCCTGTATAGCTGTGCCTACGGCTGTACCGATACCGCTGAAATATTCCCTGACGCTCTCGATGCTCATAACGCTTCTGATCTTTTCCCATGCGTCGGAGAACTTCTCCTTCAGGTCACTGCCGAGCTCCTTGAATGCGCCGATGACGTCAGCCTTGCGGTCGGCAAAAAAGCTGCGTATGCCCGAAAACTGCGTAACGATATTGCCGTAAGCCGTGCCGAATTTTTCTGCGAACCAGCCGCCCACGCCCCTGAAGCCCGACTTCACGTCTGACCATCGGTCCTTTGCCCAGCCGCCGATAAAGCTGAATGCCGCCTTTATCACATCACGGGCGCCCTCGAATTTCTCTTTGAAGAATGCGCCAATCGGGGCGAATATGGCTTTGATGCCCTCGAACGCTGTGTCCAGGTCTCCTGTGAACACGCCACGCAGGAAGGTGACAAAGCCGTTTGCCACATCGAGTATCAGCCTGATGTGCGAGCTGACATTATCCACTATCGCAGACAGCGCACCCTCCACGATGGGCGCCAGTTTGTCCACCACCCAGCCGACTATCGGTGCGATGACCTTGTTGTAGATTTTCAGCGCTTGCAGTGTCAGGTCGCCCACAAGCCCTATGATGTTGTCAAGCAGGGGCGAAAGGTGTTTTTTCCAGATCTCGTCAGCCGCTGCCATAGCCTTGTCGAAAACAGGTTTCAGCCACTTTTTCCACACATCGATAACTATGTCTTTTGTCTTGGTCAGCGCAGTGCGGAAGGCTGTGAAAATTGGTACGCCGTACTTGTCCCAGTTCTTTTTAAGTATGCTCACCGTGTCCGTCCAGACTGTTGTCAGCTCCCCAAGTATGGGCTTGGCGTAGTCTGTCCACCAGGTATCAAAAATATCCTTGATACCGCCAAAAAGCACGCCGAGTGTCAGGTCAGCCTGCGCTGCGAACTGCGTTATCAGCGGCAGACCCTCTTTCACAAGGCTTTGCAGCACGGGGAACACTGCCACGTCCCAGATATCGGCGAACACCATGTTGAAGCTGTCGAACAGCCCCGTCACTATGCCGCTCATCACAGAGAAACGAGTGCGCAGAAACGGCGTGAAGTCGTTTTCCAGATAGCTCCGAAACGGTTCAGCCAGTGTACCGAGATCTGAGAATATCCGCCCGAAAGTCGTGCGCAGCTGTGCACCCTCACCCGAGATATCCGCTATGGCTTTATCGAAAACACCGCCGAAATTATCACCGAGATACTTCCGTGCATCACCCGCATAGCCCTTTATCTTGTCAAAGACCCTGCGCAGCTTTTTCTCAAAGCCGCTCATTTTCTTTTCGGCGGCAGATGTGTCTGCGGTCACCTCAACAGTGTCTGCGGCAGGTGTTCCCGCATCGGGTGCTGATACAGCGGCGTCTTCGCCGCCCAGCTTGTTTATTTGGTCGAAGCTTGCAAGGCTCTTGTCGTTCGCTTCCTGTGCAGCTTCTGCGGCAGCTGCCATGTCATCATAGTTTTCGGCGGCGGCTGAGGTCTCATCTGCCACGCTCGCAGTGCTCGCAGCAGTGCTGTCCGTCAGCCCGAAAACGCTCATTATCGCATCAGAGGTGACCTTTGCTGTCTCGGTCAGCCTTTGCAGCACGGTCGTCAGCCGCTTGACAACACTTACAGCCCCCGCCAGTACAGGTGTGCCCACCGCTGCCAGCAGTTCTCTCCACGCCTGTTTCAGGTTGCCTGTGACGTTTTCCCAGCCTTCTGCTTCACGGGCAGCCTGTCCCTCAGCACCCGAAAGCTTGTTGGCGTCCTTCACCATTTGCAGCAGGGTCAGCTGTTTCTGTGCTTCGGAAAGCTCGGCGAACTTCCTGCCGTACATCTCCAGTGCTTTTGCGTTTCTAGTGAATTCCGTTGAACTTATGCCCAGCGCCGCATCGTTGGCATAGTTGCCTTTGAGGTAGCTTTTGAGTGTCTCGGACGTTTCTTCCAGCGACCTGTCATAGTATGCCGCACTGTCCGCAGCCACTTGCAGGGCATCACTCATCATGTCCAGCGCCTGCGGGCTTTCCATGCCTGCGGTCTTTGCAAAGGCATATATGCCCGTGGCAGTGCCCCGCAGGCGGTTTTTAAGAATGCCGCTTTCGTCCGCCACAGCATCTATGGCAGACTGAGCGTTGCCTTTCAGCGCCCCGAATGTCTGCTCGAACTGACTTTCGGCAGCCTTCATCTCCGCAGCGGCTTCGATCATCTCTTTGCCCGAAAATGCTGTCGCCATCAGTCCCGCTATGCTGACAAGCCTGCCTTTTATGCTGTCAAGCCCTTTCCCCAGACCCTTGACGCCCTTGTTAAAGCCCGTGTCGTTTATCTTAGTATCAAAATTAAGATGTCCGTCAACCATTCCTTCACTTCCTATCTGCCGATGAGCTGATCTATGAACGCTTCGTCCTCATCTTCTGCACACCGCTCTTTGTCCGAAAGCTTTGTTTTCAGCATGACGAGTGCTTTGTTCTCCCTCACGAAGCGCTTTTCCCATTTATCAAGCTTTTCGCCCTTCGCCATTTTCCTGCGGATATGGCTGACCTGCGAGAACAGCCCTTCGCCTATCTCTCCGAACAGTCCCAGAAACGACCACCAGTGCAGGTACTTCACCGCCCTTGTTTCGTACCCTGCGGCTTTGTTCACGGCAGGGAATATCAGACCCTCGTCCTGCTCCCAGTCGAAGGTCCTGACATCAGTCTCGGAACGTGGCATATCCCCGCCGCCGATGAACCAATAGGCTTTTTCAGCGGCTTCCTGCAAATTCTCCCCGGGGAGACTTTCAAAACTCACATACAGACATCTCAGGCAGACATAGCACTTCTCCTTCGGGTCAAGGTCGGGGTCGTTCATCGCCTGTATGATGTTCAGCGCCACACGGAAATCCGAACGTATGGCAAAAGCTTTCCCGCCCACTGTCAGGCAGGTGGGCAGCTCGCCGATCATGCAAGCAGCCTTGCAAGCAGTGCCTGCTTTTCCTCTTTTGTCATGCTGTCCACATCAACTGTCTGCGGCATCATGCCGACAACAGGCGGCTTTGCAAGCACCACAGGCTCGATGTACTTCTGCGTTTTTTCCTCAAGCCTGACCTTAGCGGCAGCGGAAGCCGACTTCATATCCGCCATGATGACGGGCATGAGTGCATCGAGAAAGCCCTCTATTATCAGCCTGCCCCCTGACACTGCCGAAAGCACGTTGGTCTTGCCGAAGGCTGTTTCGCAGGTGCCGTCACCGAATACATGATCCAGCTGTTCACGGATAAGCTTGTCAGCTTCCACAAGCTGTATTTCATCGTCCCCGATAGCCTTTATCTCGTCTATCTTCCTGTCGATGATATCCAGCGCCTCATCGAAACGCTTCTTGGTGTTCAGGTCGGTGACGTTTATCCTTATCACACGGCTCTCATCGCCGTTTATAGCGTAGCTGCGGAAACCGTCATCAAAACTTATGCTCTGCATTTGTCATACCTCCTAAAAAATGCATGAAAAAAGCGCTCCGTAAAAACGAAACGCTTGACATTTATTCTGTTGTGTGGTATAATATCGGTAATAAAAGAGGGTGCTGCACAGCCTTGCGGCTCAGCGGTTCTCCCTCAATAGTCGTTCTATAAAAAATAGTCGTCCTATGTAGGAGTGGGGCGGCTATTTCTTTTTATTATTGTTGACAATCGCCAGATTTACAATAGCAATGATAGTGTTTATCAAGGTAAGTATCTCTAATGTGCTCATGCAACTCACCCCCTTGCGAGGGAAAGATTGAACCGCCTTTTTTGCCGCTGTATGTACAGCACCCGCAAATATTATATCACAGGTGTCGCATTTTGTCAATTATCACTGCTGTCATCTTCCGACTCTGACGGTGCAGTTTCCGTCAGGTCGCCGCTGTAAAAGTCGGTACATGGGTCTCGCTGTCGAAGGTCACACTGCCCTTCTGCCTGTTGCCGTCGAACCTGATATTATAGGGGATATTCACACCGCCCTGAGGTCCGCCGTAGCTCTGGGGCTTGACTATAACGTCCTCCACCCATGCATCATAAGCACCTGTGGTCTTGTCCACAAGTACTTCCAGCAGCTTTGTTTTGCAGTCATCGCCCGTCTTGCGCTCCATCATTATACTCTTGAGTTTTTCGTAGAGCGGGTCGCCCGGGTCCGCATAGTATGTGTCGATATCCAGTGCGGGCTCATAGCCGTTGTCCTGTACCGATGTTTCATCGAGTATGTTCTTCTTGATCTCGGTGTCGGGGTTGAGCTCTACGCTGGCGTCCTCTATGTCCTTGCCGATAAGGTACCAGTTCTCTGTACCTGTGCCGAAGTTTGCGTCGATATAGTGCAGCAGATGGCTTCTGTGAAGCTTGCCTGCTGTGTAAGTGTATTCAGGCATTTATATTCCTCCGTTCGTAAAATCTACAGTATACTCCGCCGTGATAGTCAGCTGATACATATAAGTATCCTCGGAATTCTCCTGAGGTACTGCATACAGCATACCGTTGGCGGCGTTTATCAAGGTTATCTCTCCGGGATATGACACCCCGTTATAGGGCGTTTCCACGGGGAGATCTTTTTGTTTTGACAGCCACACAGCCAGCTCCAGCAGCACCCCCGACGAGCTTATGCGCTCATAGTCGTTTATGGCGCTGTAATTAGCCGTCAGTAAGAACGTATGCTGTCTGCGCTGGTTGCCGATGATATCTTCTGCCAGTAGCGTATCACCTGTGGACGATAATGCATAGCTGTCAGCCTTCCCGTCGGAAAAGTCAACGTGTATTGTTCCCAGCACTTCCGAGATCTTCGGGAAGGCAGTGAGCAGTTCTCTCATTGTCTCTATTATGTTCATCGTATGCCGCCTCCTGCATTGCGCTGAGCACCGTTCTGTATAGCTTTAAGGTGATTTGTTTTCACGGTCTCGAACCACAGTCTCTGAGCCTGCGGATGCTTGGCAGTGCTGTATATCAGGTTGCGTCCTGTCAGCACCTTCTTCTCACCCTGCCTTGCCCAGGGAGATCCTGTGATGCTCGATACCATGAGCACGCCATAATACTGATAGCGTGCATAAGGTGAGGTGTAGTAGATATGCCCCGAACCGATCTTGGTGCCGAGTACAGCTGCCTTTGACAGGATGTTGTTCCTCGAAGGTGTGTACTTGACCATGAGCCTTATGACCTCGCTATCCACAAAAGCCTGAGCATTGTTAAAACGCTTGGTACTGTCACGCCCGAAAGTTCTTGACCATTCAAGGGTTATCTGTGTCCTCTGGTCTTTCACGGTTGTATTCCGTGGCTGCTGTATACCTTTCGGCATATCTTATCACCTCGCTGTCAATTCAATATGGGAGAGCCCGCCGTACAAGCAGGGGTTGACATTCTTTACAACAGCAAAGTCAGGATACTGCTCGCGGAATGTCTTCATATCCGCAGCTGTAGCCTGTTCTGTTGTGGTGGTGAAGTCAAATTCCGATGTACCATGTACGATGATATCTCCCGCCATCGGGATATAGCTGTCATCGTATATATACACCAGGATACTGTCCTGCACCTGTATCCCGTTCCTTATCACCGTCTGCCCTCTGCTGTCGTTCCAGTATACGTCACTGATGTTGTGCCGGGTATATGTGTCTTTCGACCATATCGTGATATCTGCATTTGTCAGCATATCATCTCACCCCCGAGAAGAGCAGCCCCGAGCCGCTTAACCACTTGGTGACTATGTCACACGCCTTGCTGTTTAGCGTGGCTTGCTGATCTGCTCCGCTTGCATAGCTCACTGACCAGCCCTGCACGCTCTCCGAGGTCTTGCCCGCACTCTTGGCTTGCTCTTTTTTTGAGTTGTAGAGGGACTCGGCTATTTCACAGCAGCACATTCTGACGTTGTCTGTAACGTTATCTTCTTTGATGTTCCCGAAGGTCAGCGTATCAAGAATACGTGACGCTTCGCGGAAATAATAGGTATAGGCGGCTGTGATGACCGCCTGCTTACCTGCAAGATATTCGTCTTTGTAATAGGTCTCATCGGCATAGATCATTACAGCCACCACCTCACTATCAGGACTTTGTCGTCAGGGTCACGGTCTTGGTGACGTTGGATCCTGCGACAGTCACAGCTTCGGTAGCTGTATTATAGCCCTTAGCGCTTATCTTTGCGCTGTAGCTGCCTGCTCTCAGGTTGAATACTGCCTGACCGCTTGCGTTGGTCTTGAGCCTTGCACCGAGTATCTCGATGGTAGCACCCTCGATAGCGTTGTTGCTGCTATTCTGTACAGTGAAAGTAACGCTCTTGGTGGTCATAGGAGTAGAAGGTTCCAGATAAGCGAAGGGACAGCCTGTTCTGTCTTCGTTGAGCCTGGTCGCGGGATTAGGCAGCGCCCAACCCATGCGGAACACAACTCTCAGAGCGACCATGTCCTGCTGTGCCAGGTTGTAGACGATCTCCTTGGTGGAAGGATCCTGAATTACGCCCTGATCGAGGATCTTAACAGTGATATCCTGACGGATAGCATATACTGCCTGCGAGAAGTCACCGACTACCAGCTGTGCGATGGAGTTATCGAACGCACCATTCTCAGGGAAGTACATGGGCTCGCCGTCGAGTGCATATCTTGTGGAACCCTGCATATTGTTGTTGAAGATGGGCAGACCGTCGCCAGTCCTCAGACCCCTGAGCTTTGCCTTCATGCCGAGTGCTGCGACAGCACCATTTACGGAATAGCCGTCGTCCTCGACCTTAGCGAATACGCCGCCCTCGCCGAGGATGAGATCATACATATCTGCATCATTGCTCACAGCTACGTTGTTGCCTGCCTGACGTGCTCTTGTGATGATATCGGCATCCCACTCTGCGGGTCTGTTAACGCCGAAGATGGTAGCGCTGTCTATTCTCTGTGCGATAGCTTCGTTGACTCTGGGAGTTACTTCGCCGAAGATATCAAACTCAGCGTCGCTGAGAACTGCTTCGGGGATAGGCACGATAACAGCCAGTTCAGCTGCGGTCATGTATACATTATCCCATGCCTGCTCGGTAGTCTGCTTCATGCCGGTGTCGCCGTTTACCCAGTATGCCATAGGCAGCACATCCAGAACTCTCATTCTGGTCTGATTACTGGTCATGTTGGGGAGTTTGCGTGCCAGTGACAGGAATGTGGACTGCTTGGGAACGTCCTGGAATATGGTCGATACGATCTGCTCGCGGATTATAGCTTCCGCATTTTCTCTTGATATGATATTTACGGGCATATTATTTACCTGCCTTTCATTAGGTTATTTGTTTAACAGGCTCCTGATAGCTTCATTTGCCTGCGTTTTCAAACTGTCGTTATTCTTATCCACGCCCGATGTACTGCTAATCACACGCGGTACGGTCGGGTCGTTAAAGAGATAGCTCCGGTCTTTTTTGAGCCCTTCAAAAGCTGCTTTCAGGTCATTCTCCTGATTCTTGCTCGCTTTCAGAGCGTCAACGTTGAGGAATGGCATCACCGCCTTGACATCGTGTGCTTTGTACTCCGCAGCATACTTGCCCACAAGATCTGTAAAATCTCTTTCGGCGAGCTTCTGCTCATACTCTGTATCCTTTGCAGCGAGATCGGCTGTCAGCTTTGCGACCTTACTCTGAAGCTCGGCGACATCCACGCCTTCAAAGCCTTTGAGTGTTTCCTTTGCGCTGTCGAGCTGAGTCTTGAGCCCTGCTGCTCTGTCCTTCTCGCACTGTACGTCTTTACCGTTTTCTGCCATTACGAACTTGATCTGCTCTTCGGTAAGTCCCTGAGCCTGTAAATCTTCTGTTTTCATCTTGAAAACTCCTTTCGCTAAGTTGTTTAAGGACTGTAACTTGCGTCCTGCGAGCTGTGTTCTTTAAGCCCTGCACAGCGAAAGGGCGAGAAAGAATATATAGATCACTGTCCGTCGTAAGTACCGACTACTCCGAGGATAGTGATGCCGTCTTTGATGTTCTCGGCGGTTATGTTCGTGTCGATCGCAGCCGTTACTGCTTCCACAGTTACTGTGCCGAGCACCTTGCCGCTGTCTGCCGTTATGGTCTGCTCTGATGTGGTAGGTGTCACCGTCTTGTTCTGTGATTCCTTGGGGGGCGACGGATCTATGTTGCTGAGATTATCAGCTATCGCCTTGATAGCATCGGGCACGAACTGACAGCCGTCTACGCTGCCAAGCGCCAGTATGCCGTTGAGTACGGAGATCACCGAGTTAGCGTGCAGCACACTCGCCGAATCGCCGCCCAGCGCCGTGTACAGTGCTTTGAGGGCATTTACTTTACTATTCACTGATTATCAATCCTTTCTGCTTTTTTTGGGTATAAAAAAGCACCTGTCACCGACATATATGTCGGTCGCAAATGCTCAGTCGTCTATTAAGCCGCTGTACTGCCTTTCAATAAGGTCAAGTATAGCGGATATGTCAGCAAATATCGTGCATATCATCCCCCCCCTGTCAGGGCATGAAAAAACCGCCTAACTGAGTTAAGCGGTTGCGTATTCATCAAAAGACCAAACCATCTTGATAGGACATAAGTTTGTCTATCTCTTTTAGTTCTTCGATAATCTTCTTTCGCTCCTCTTCAGAGAGATTTTTATCATGCAATTTTTCTGTTAATTCGTCTTCTCTCTTAGTCAATTGTCTCATAAAATCACCCCTTCAAAAGTTTTAGAATATCATGTGCAAAAGCGTTTGATTTTTCGACAGAAAAGCATTCTGCAATCAAATCTGAAAAATTATCTTTCTCATAGTTAGTAAAAGCGTACTTACTAACATTTATCTCTATTTGATCTGATAGGTTGTTGTCGGTGATGTAATCATATATCCTATGATTGATTATGCTCTTTGCTTTATTATACTCTATATTTTCAGAAAATGCAAGTGATTTCACGCAATCTTCATAATATTTATGCCCAAGTTCATGAAGATATGGCGCATAAATAGTTTTATTCGCAAATCGACCGGGTTCACGATTTACATATTCTAAAATTTTCTTATACGAATCATATTTGCTGTTAATAAATACCTTGCCGCTTGTTGGGTCGTGCCCACCAATTGCATCTCTATATCCCACAATTTCACCATACTGGTCTCTAACTTCATCGAAATGATATTTGTGAAAATCAACTACCACCACATCAGGCATTATAAAATCATCAGGAAGTTCATCTTGAATCGCTCTAAGATTTCTTTCACAAATTCTTACTGCTCGGCTCTTTTTCTTTTCACTTATTTCAGCATAAAGGTTAAACTGGCTTTTGTTGACTTTGTATGTTGGAATTTCATTTGAACCTACTTTTACATCCGTCACATTGTCAGCATATTTAAGCCTTATGCTGTTTGACATAAAGTCAAGCTGCGGTCTGCTCGCAGGTTTCGTCCTCACAGGAACTCTCAGCAGCTGCTCCCTCTCCGCATCGGTAACTTTACCCGTCACTTTTGCCCCGATAGGTGAAGGAACTATCTGCGGTATCTTCTGTGCAGGAGTGTACTTGCCAGCTCCGATGTTGCCCAGACCGTCGATGTACACCCGCTCACGCTGCTGCGGTATGCCCATAGCCTTTGAGAACCGTGCGTACTCTGCGGAAGTGACCCTGTACTGTGCCCTCGCATTGATGATATCCTGCTCGTCAGCACCGCCCTCTTTCAGGAGAGAGATCTTCTCACGCTGGGCTCGCATCGTAGTTTCCAGCTTGCGCTGATGCTGTGTGGCTTCGTACTTGTTGTACTTCTTGCC